TATCTACGTCCGTCTGGTTGTATATCTATTTTTAATGTGCCAAAACGCCAAGACTCACTAACATCAGTATTTTCTATCTTGATATTAACAAACCGGCCTCTGGCTCTTGTATCCTTTTTATCAGTATTTGTATTGATTGTAAAGGGACTCAAAGAAGTAGCTGTATCTGATTGTTGAGGGTATCTTTTAACAGCCAATGTTACTTTTGCATTACCTGTTAATGTTTTAAAATCAGGTACAAATCTTCTCATAGCTAAGAAAACATCACCTGAAGTTCCTTCACTTTGTATGTCAAAATCGTATGATTTTATAAATGAAGTAACTGTTGTTGTACTACCATCTGCATTAACTTGATCTGTTCCTACCTCATGTTCAAATAAAGTAGTTTGACCTAAACCATCTTCACCAATGACTTCAGGAAAACTACCTGATGCTGAAGCATTAAATTTAGTTGCAAATGGTTTTGGATATACAGTTGCGTCAATCCAAGATGTTCTGGCTTCCGTTCCAATATACCATATACCACCCTCCATTTTTTCTCCATAATTAAGAACTACATATTGATCATTGTAAGCAGAACTAGTTGATGGATAATACCAAATAACTTCTGTAAACTGATTATTTAAACCTGCATATACTTGTTGACCTTTGGTTGTATCTGCTTGATCATAAACATAGTCTTCAACACTACACGGTAGTGATTTAACCGTACCATCAAACATAAAGAAACCATTTGGACTCATCCAAAATGCAGCACCATCTATTTCAACAGCTGCATTCTTACCAATTAATCCACAGTTGGTACCAACTTGTTCAAAACCAAATGTAAAAGGTGCACCAATAAATTTCATTGTATATAAAGCATTGTCTGTCCATACTAGAATAGATTCTTTTGCTTTTAAGGCACCCATAATTTTTGTACCATCTTGTAATCTTTGTGATCCAGCAGTATTAATTGCTGTTGGTGTATAATCATTTATATCTTCTTGATCAGAAAATCTTATAAACATATCATCTTGTGTTGATGTATCTCCAATAACTGTTTCTGTTCCCAAATGAATTAAGTGTCTTGTTGTAGGTGAAACAAGAGTTGTTCTTGTTGCAGTTGGATTAGCTGATGTAGAAAAACCAGAAGTTGATGTTGAAGCTCTAGTTGTAAGTCTTGCAGCATTACCTGCATTCCATGTAAATGTTTTTCCATTTGCAACTGTTGCAACTAATACTTGACCAAAGTTACTTAAACTCCAGAGGCCTGGTTCCAGACTTACTTCAGATGCTGAAGAAGCTTCACCCCAGTCAACAAAATCAGCAGCGTTAGTTACAGTTGTGCCATTTGAATGTGCAGCTCTTGTTGAACCATTTACTGCTCTTGTAATACCTGTTAAATTATTTCCAGATACACCAGTGTAAGAAATTAATTCTGTTCCTATTTGTACTATACCTGTCGTAGGAAAACCTGTAGTAGATGTTAATGCTATATTAGATCCAGAAGTACCACTAGTATTATCTGCCAATGTTCCATTTAAAGTATTTTGCAAAGCATTAGAAACAATACCATCCCATTCTGAAACACCCCAGCCATAACCATAAGACTGTGCAGCAGGACCAATAGTTTCATAAGGAATCACACTACACGCTCCACCACCTGCAGCGCCTGTTGTAGTTTGTGTTCCAGTAACAATCGCAACTAAAGATGATGTAACTCTAGTTACTTGAAATAATTTATCTTCAAATGCAGCATCTGTTAAACCAATGCCACTTGGTACAGTTACATTATCTAATAAAATAATATCACCTGACTGTAAATTATGTGCTGAAGAAAATGTTAGAGATACTTCTTTGGTTGCATCTGCAGCAGACATTACAACACTACTTAATGTAGATTTAACTGGAGTAATATCATAAAGCTGACCTTCAAAGTATATAAGTAAAAACTTATCTGTTCCAATAGCAACATATCTATTACCTTGTAAATCAACAAAAGCAAATTGACGTCTTGCAACACTAACAATAGTATCTGAAACTAATGATGACCAACCACCTACTTTCTCAGGTAAACCATATCTAAATCTTGTGTTATCAGAATCAATCCACCTATTTTCTGCACCAGCTCCCGTAGTCTGTTTGTCTATTCCAGGTAAGACTTTAAAATCAATTAGAGCCATTATTAATGCTCCTATATGTTATCTTTATATGCCCAGCCTCTTGTAGCGTTTACATATACTAATGTGAAAGCTGCGCCGTTTGTAGAAAAAACTAAATTAGCAGCGTTGGATAAAATGTTTGAGCCGTTTCTATTAATAGTTAAATTGTTTGATCCAAAAGCATTACCACTATCTATAAAAGTAACTTCATCACCTACAGAAGGCGAAGCTGGAAGTGTTACTGTAACAGGAACACCTAAACCACTTCCTGAAGTATTAATTAATAATTGATCTCCATTTACTGCTGTATATGCGCCTGGTATTGTATAGTAACCTTTTGTAATAGGACCTGAACTAATATTAGTTCCATCTGAATATAAAACTACTTTACCACCTACAGGAATAGTTACACCAGTACCTGATACTGTTTTAACCGTTAATGTATAACTAGTAGAAGAAGAATTTCTTGTAGTTGCATCTTCTACTATAAAAACTCTTTCAGCAGAGTCTGGCATAGTAACTGTTCTATTTCCAGTTAATGAACCTGTAAATTTGTAGTATAAATTTTTACCATTGGATACAGCATATGTTGAAAGATCTAATGCTAAATCACTTGATCCAATATTTGAAGTTAAATAACCACTAGCTGCTTGTTCTAATATTTGTAAATTAGTATTGGTAATTGTACCCCAAGTACCTGCTTTTTCACCTGTAGTTATTAGCTCTAATTTTAAATCTGTTGATGTACTCGATGCCATTTTTCTCCTATGGGTTTAGTGGATCTATTGGGACCCAAACCTGATTCACACCTGGTGGAATCGGATTCCATGTTATAACACTTACAGGGTTTGTTGCAACATTTAATTGTTGACCTGTAGGCACTATTAATACGTCAGGAATAGGACCAATATTACCTATTGATATATTTAATCTATTACCGGATACAATAACTACAGGACTAACTTGACTACTTCCAATGTCTGAAAAAGTTGTTTGTGCAAATGTTGTAGTTCCAAAAAACATAGTTTATCCTTATGGTGTAGAAATTATTTTCCAAATTTGATTTACATTAGGATCAACTTGATTCCATAATCTAATAACTGGTTCTGTTGTTCCTATTTGAAATTCTGTTCCTGTTGGTAATATACCTGCTTTTGCAACAATTGTCACTGATCCAGTAGATAGGTTATATCTATTTCCTGTTATAATTGCTGTTGCATTTGCTTTAGCAGTTGCGTTACCAATTGATAAATTAACTCTATTACCTGTAATTGAAAAGTTTGCATCAGCAGAAATTGTAACTGTGCCAGTATTAATATTTAATTGATTACCATTAGGTAGGATAACAGCTTTACCAGTTACGGTTACATTACCAATTGATGTGTTAAACCTGTTTCCTGTAACCTGAGCCGTGGCTCCTGCTTTAGCATTAACTGTTCCTGTAGATAAGTTTAGTCGGTTACCTGTTGCTGCAACAAGTGCATTAGCTACAACAGTTGGATTACCTGTAGAGAAATTAAATTGATTACCTGTAACCGATACTACTGATCCAGCTTCAACAGTTACATTACCAATTGATGTATTAAGTCTATTTCCTGTAACAGGCACTACTCCACTGATAGAAAATGTAACAGTGCCTGTTCCTAAATTATATTGATTTCCTGTAATTGGTACATTAGCACCTTCTTTAACAGTGACTGTTCCTGTAGATAAATTATATCTATTACCGTTTGGTAAGACTAATGAGTTACCAACAACAACTACATTACCAATAGATAGATTAACTCTTGAACCGGTTACAGCTACATTAGCATTACCTGATCCAATATCTGAAAAGGCTGCTTGTGAAAAAGTAGTCGAGCCAAAAAACATGGTCGCTTACCCTTTTTTCAATTCGTCTATTTCTGCTTTTAATTCTTTGATTGCATTAATCATGTACCAAGTTAAATTATCAGGATTAACTGTTTTAACTCCTGTAGATTCTTCTCTTACAACATCTGGTAAAATTTGTTCTATTTCTTGTGCAATTACACCAACTTGAACTCCTTGTTTATTTATTGCAGAATGTTTAGGTAATTCATCAATTTCTTCTGCTGTTCTGTATTCAAAGTTTCTAACTTGTATTTTATTTATTTTTTCTAAACCAATAGTGTTATCTATAATGTTCTTTTTAATTCTTCTATCAGATGTCGTACTCCAAGAAGATGAGTTGTTTCCTTGAAAAATACCATTACTAGAACTTCCATCAGGTGCTATAAATCCTGTGGCAGCACCTTTACCTACAATATTATAACCTATAGCAAGAGAATAACTTTCAGTAGCACTAGCTACTCTTGCTGAACCACCTATATTTATATTTTGACCACCTGTTGTTATATTATGACCAGAACAGCAACCAATTGAAATATTATTATTACCTGTTACACTTGCTGAAGCAAAATTACCAATAGCAGTATTACCTGTACCTACCGTATTAGAACATAAAGATTTAGCACCTAGTGAAACATTAAAAGAACCTGTCGTATTAACATATTGTGAAATATAGCCTACAGCTGTATTGCAAACAGCTGTTGTATTAGAATTAGCCACCTGCATACCTATAAAAGTATTATAGCTTCCACTTGTGTTAGCCATTCCAGCATCTCTACCCATAGCAGTATTTTGTTGACCACTTGAATTAGTTTTTAAAGAACCATATCCCACTGCTGTGTTATAATTACTTGTATTTGATTTTAAAGATTCAAAACCAACTGCTGTGTTTTGAAAACCTGTTGCGTTAACAGCTAATGCACTCTCACCCAAAGCAGTATTTTGACCACCTGTTGTGTTAGTAAATAAAGCATTATTACCTACTGCTGTATTGCTATCTGCTGTGTTATAATATAATGCTTGTCTTCCAACTGCTACATTACAACAGCCTGTTGTATTTGTATATGAAGCAGTATAACCTAATGCTACATTTCTACCACCTGTTGTGTTAGAAAATAAACTCTGTTGTCCGATAGCTGTATTATCTGCTCCTGTTGTATTAGCGTAAAGTGATTTAAGTCCAACTGCTGTATTACTGTTTGCTGTTGTGTTTGCGTGTAGAGCTTCTACACCTAATGCAGTATTAGCTGTACCTGTGGTGTTAGCACAAAGAGATTTAGAACCAACAGCTATGTTTTCTGAAGCTGTTGTATTATTTCTTAATGCTTCTCTACCTACTGCAACGTTACAAGAACCTGTAGTGTTTTGACATAGTGATAATGAACCTACTGCTGTATTATAAAATCCTGTTGTGTCATCTTCTAATGCTTTTTGTCCAACAGCTGTATTACCACCAGCACCTGATGTAATTGTACAAAGTGTATCTGAACCAATAGCTGTATTACCATCTGCTGTAGTTTGCGTTTTTAAAGAATTGTTACCAACTGCTACATTGTTTGTACCTGATGTATTATCATATAAACTACACGCACCTATTGATGTGTTATTACTAGCTGTATTAACTCTTAAAGCCGCATGACCCATGGCTACATTCAATGTTCCTGTTAGATTGTCTCTTAATGCTGCAGAACCAACTGCTGTGTTAAAATCAGCTGTTGTATTTTTACATGATGCTTTGTATCCTATTGCAGTATTTTGATTTCCTGTTGTACTACATCTTAATACACATTCACCTAATCCAACGTTAAAACTACCTGTAGTATTAGCTTTTAGTGAATCTTTACCCATTGCTGTATTATCTGATCCTGTAGTATTATTTGTTAAAGATTCATAACCTATTGCTACATTATTATTTGCTGTAGTATTTAATTTTAAAGAATATGTACCTAAAGCTACGTTTTGAGTTCCTGTCGTATTACAAGATAAACCTTCATTACCAACTGCTGTGTTATTATTTGCTGTAGTATTTTTCATTAAGGCATAATATCCAATACCTACATTACAATCACCTGTACTGTTTGTGAACATAGAAGCATAACCCATAGAAGTGTTTCTATCACCTGTTGAAGTATCTGGTTGTGAGTTTCTTCCAACAGCAGTATTATTATCTCCTGTTGTTAATGCTTCAAAAGCTAAATGACCTACAGCTGTGTTATTGACTCCAGAAGTTAATGCTGCAAATGTGCTTGTTCCAACTCCAGTATTTCCAGTAGCTGAACTTAAAGTACCTGTTGAATCTGTACCGACTAATAAACTGTTTGTAAAATTTGTTCCACCTTCTTTGAAAGTTACACTATCAACTTCTACAGCTGACCCATTATTTTGTAATGTTCCAACTATATTAATAGTATCACCGCTGTCACCTATTGTGACAGTGGTGCCAGATCTTGGACTGAGTTTATTTACTTTTACTTCACTCATTTAGTTTCTTCTTTTAATTCCTCAGGTAAGTTTGATTTTAAAATATCTAAGTAATGTTTCATCAAAATTTCGTTATTAGTAAATCTTACTTTTAACTTACTTTGTTCTTGAGTTAGTACTTGGATATTATTTAACGCAGCTTTCCCGTCATCTGAAAGCTTAGTTTCATCATACTTTTTATCGTCGATTGTGATCATTTAGACTCCTAGCTTGCTGTGTAAGCTTTACCAGCAGTGATAGCCGCATTAACTGCAGTCATATCTTCTGTAGTCCAGTAATCTTTAGCAACCATAAGTTCTAAATGTTCAACATTTCTGTCAACTGCACTTTGTCTATCTTCAGCTTCTTCATCAGCCATCTGCGTTCCATCAATGATACCATTGATTAGATCTACAGAATGACCCATAGCTGTGTAATCTTGTGCAATTTCTTCTGCTGTTTTTACTTCGTCTGACATAGTTTATCCTCCGTGATTATATTGTTGCGCATGCA